AATACAACTTTTTCGGGTCCAGTCCGATCAGAAGGTGGTTTTACATCTATAAGTAAAAACGCTACAACTGGAGCAATTACTACACAATCTAGCATTAGTTCAGCAGGTGTTTCATCTTTTGATGCTAACACAATGGCTGTTGAAGCAGGCACTGGTATAACAACTGGCACTGGCACTATTTACAGAAGTTCTGTTCAAAGAGTTGGTGGTATAATTACAACAAGAATTTTAATTGATTTAACTGGTTTAAGATCAACAGGGTCTGGTGACATTATTGGTGTTAACGGTACATCATTGGTTTGTCACATTGGTCAAATAACTGCTGCTAGAAATGGTACAATCTTAACAGGTAGTATGGAATGTTTTGAAGCACCAGCAGGTGGTGATCCAGATATTAACGTACACTCTGCAACAGAGGGAACTGGTGTTGAAGATGGTGCTATTGCTGATTTAACTGAAACATTATTAGTTAATGCAGGTGATGCAACACTTGGAAGTAAAGTTTACTTCACTGCCGTTCCAGCCGCAGATTCTTTTTTATATTTAACAACTGGTGATGCAACAGATGCAGATTACACAGCAGGTAAGTTATTTATCGAGTTAATGGGTTACGAAGCATAGTTAGGAGAGTAATATGGCGAGTATATCAGATGTACGAGCACTGACAATAAGCGATGAAAACGCTGCGAGTACAACAAGAATAGCAGCTGCCGCTAGACCAACTGCCGCTTTTACTTTAGCTAACACTACACATGCAAATGGTACGGCAAGAAATGTTACAGTAACAACAACTGGGACTGGAGACAATGCGAAAACAGTAACAGTTGTTGGTACGGATGTTTTTGGTGACTCCTTAACAGAGGTTATTACTTCTACTAGTTCGGCAGAAACAGTAGCAGGTTCTAGTTTGTTCTTAACAATCACTTCGGCTACTTGTTCAGCACAATATGCTGCAAATGTATCTGTTGGTTCGGGTTCTGTGTGTGCTCAAGCAGTAGAGGGTGCTAACCGAATTAGGATAAAGGGTTTTGCAGTAGTGTCTGGTGGTACGGCAGGAGACGTAGAGTTTATAAACGGATCTCCAGAAAGTGGCACGACATTGTTTAAGTCTAGAACAATAGGCACTGCAAATGACACTGTAGATAGAACAGTTCCATCTCAAGGCGTTTTGTTTGATAGTGGAGCTTCTATTAAATATACAGTGGATGTCGCAGATAACATCACGGTGTTTTACGCATAGAGGGTTGAATGGCTAGAAAACCAGACAAACAACCACCTAAGACTAAAAAATATTTCCGCCCCACAAAAAAAGGGGCGGGAATGACTAAAGCAGGTGTTGCTAAATATCGTAGAGACAATCCTGGTAGTAAATTAAAAACAGCCGTTACTGGTAAAGTAAAACCAGGAAGTAAGGCTGCAAAAAGACGCAAATCATTTTGTGCAAGATCAGCAGGACAAATGAAAAAGTTTCCAAAAGCTGCAAAAAATCCTAACAGTCGTTTAAGACAAGCGAGGCGTAGATGGAAGTGCTAAAAGTTAAACAACTAATCAATGGTGTTTCAGTAGTTCTGGTTGCTGGGTCTATTGTTTGGATAGTTACGACTCTTATAGAAGTTGATAAACGAACTGCTATTACAGAGATGAAAGTTTCTGAAAACCACAAAATGTTAAAACCTTTGTGGGAAGAATTTATTAGGAGTAAAACTAATGGTCATGTCGAGAGGCTCGATGAGCAAACAGATCACAAAGTCCGTTTCTTCTGGAAGTAAAAGGAAATGGAGTGCCAAAAGAAAAAGAAAGATCGATTGCAAAAGACCTAGAGGATTTTCTGAGAGAGCACATTGTGCCTCTAAAAAAGGGAGAAGTAATAAGAGGAAGTCCAGTTAAATATTGTATAGACTGTGGACATAAAAAATGGTCTTGTAAATGTTATAGAGTGTCAGGATTAGAGGAGTTAAGAAATGCCAAAAGACGCATGTTATCACAAAGTAAAAGCTAAATTTAAGGTTTTTCCATCAGCGTATGCATCGGGTCATATTGCAAAATGTAGAAAAGTTGGTGCAGCTAACTATGGTAAAAGTAAAAAGAAAAAAGATGGTGGTCTTTTGTCTGCTATTAAAAGAGTCAAAGATGAAACCATGTCTGCTAGAGATGGCAAAGCTGTAAAAATGACTAAGAGAAAATCTAAAAATAAAAATATAGCACGAGGTTGTGGTGCTATAATGTCAGGTAGAAGAAAAAAGACGAAGTACTCATAATGGCAGTTAGAAAAACAAAAGCTGGTTTAGCACTTAAAAGATGGTTTAAAGAAGATTGGAAAGATCAAAGAACTGGAAAAAAGTGTGGAAGACAAAAAGGAGAGAAGAGAGGCACACCTTATTGCAGACCAACAAAACGCATTTCAAAGAAGACACCAAAAACAGCATCAGAGATGACAGCGACTGAAAAACGTAGTAGGATAGCACAGAAGAAAAGATTGGGGCAACCAGCAGGTGCTCCTAGAAGAGTTAAATCACTTAAAAGAAGGAAAAAATAATGGGAAAACTTAATCCAGGATTAAAAGCATTTTTAGATAAAAAAAAGAAAAATAAGAAAACTGTTAAAAAAATGGGTGGTGGAGCTAACATGATGAAAAAACCTGTGAAAGCAAAAATGGGTAAAATGATGAATGGTAAAAAGAAATAAATGGCAACTTCAAACTCAAGAGATTTTGATTTAGATGTAGGAGAACTCATAGAAGAGGCATACGAAAGGTGTGGCTTAGAAATGAGAACTGGTTATGATGCTAAAACAGCCAGACGTTCTTTAAATCTTATGTTTGCTGACTGGGCAAATCGTGGTTTAAATTTATGGACAGTAACACAAGATACTAAATCCATAACGTCTGGCACAGCAACATACTCTTTTGATGCCACTCACGTTGATCTTTTAGAAGTTGTTTTGAGAAATAGTAGTAATACAGATTTTACTCTGACTCAGATGAGTAGAAATGAATATCTAACTATTCCAAATAAAGGAGCTACAGGACAACCAAGTCAATACTTTTTTGACAGACAGGTGACACCTACAATAACTCTATGGTCTACACCAGACACTTCTTATACTCTTGTTTATTATTATGTAAGACGTATTCAAGATGCAGACGCTTTAATAAACACAACTGATGCACCATTTAGATTTCTACCATGTGCAGTTGCAGGACTAGCTTATTATCTAGCGATGAAAAAAGCACCAGATAGAATACAGTTATTGAAAGCTGTTTATGAAGAAGAGTTCCAACGAGCAGCAGCCGAGGATGCTAACAGCACTCCTTTAAAACTAACACCAACTATGAGTTATTATACATATTGATATGGCTAGGTACGCAACAGGAAAAAGATCATGGGGGTATTCAGACCGATCAGGTTTTCGTTATCGTTTGCGAGACATGATAAAAGAATGGAATGGTCTGAAAGTTGGAAGAGATGAATACGAAGAAAAACATCCACAGTTAGAGCCTAATCATCCTGGTCCAGATCCAACAGCTTTGTTTGAGCCAAGACCAGACAGAAGAACAGAAGTGACCGTAGAGAGTCTTCTTGGTTTAAATCCTTTTTTATCTACAGCTAGTAGTGCAGTAATAACTGTGTTTGAGCCTTCTCATGGTAGATCCACAAGTGATACTGTTAGATTTAGAAATGTAAATGGTTTTGATGGATTTACAAGCACCACTCTTGAAAATAGTAGTGGTTATACTATAACTAAAGTTGATGATAATAAATATACTTTCTCTGCTAGTAGTGGCACTGCAACTACTGGTGGATTAAGAGGTGGTGGTGGTAGAGTTACTGCTGGACCTGTAACATTGGGGACATAAATGAGTTTTACAAAAGCGACATTAACAACAGCAATACAAGATTATACTGATAATTCAGAAACAACTTTTGTAAACAACATACCTAATTTTGTAAAAGCTGCCGAAGAAAAGATACTAAAAAGCGTAGACTTAGATTATTTTAGAAAGAATGTGACAAGTGCGTTAACATCATCAGACGAGTTTCTTACAGTGCCTTCTGATTATTTAGCATCATTTTCTTTACAGATAACTACATCTGGATCTGAAAGTTTTTTGCTACAAAAAGATGTAAACTTTTTAAGAGAGTACACACCAGCCTCAACAACAACTGGACTACCAAAATACTACGCTAGATTTGATGAGGATAACTTTATTCTAGCACCCACACCAAATAGTAATTATACAATACAATTAAATTATTTTTACAGACCAGCCAGTTTAACGGCAGGTTCTGACAGTGGTACAACATGGGTTAGCACTAATGCACCTTTTGCTTTACTTTACGGATCTCTTGTAGAGGCTTATACTTTTATGAAAGGTGAGCCAGATGTGATACAAAACTATAATGGATTGTTTGCACAATATTTAGAAAGAGTAAAAGATCTTGGAGAGGCAAGAGAAAACACAGATGGTTACAGAGTTGGTCTGCCATCGAGACCGAGAACATAGGAGTAAAAAATGGCAACAGCAAATGCAGCAACCAATTTTCTAGAGAGAAGATTGTTACATTATATATTTAAAAATAACTCTCTTAGTTTTTCATCCCCTGGTGATAGTATTTATGTAGGACTTGCAACAGCAGTGAGTGCAGCAGAAACTGGATCTGTAACAGAAGCTGACTTTACAAATTACGCAAGACAACAAGTAGCGGCTTCTGGTTGGACAACAATAGGTTCAGATTCAACAGATACACAAACTGCAACCAACGCAGCTAATATTGAGTTTCCAGCCTCTGGTGGAGGTGGAGATGATACAATCACTCATGTGTTTATTGCAGACGCATCAAGCAGTGGTAACATACTTTTTGTTGGTGCATTAGATGCAAGTAAAACAATAGCTAGTGGTGATATATTTAGAATTAATGCAGGTAACTTAACAATAGAGTTGAAGTAATGGCACTTGTAATATCAGATAGAATAAAAGAAACGACAACCACAACTGGCACTGGCACTTATACATTAGGTGGTGCGGTTACTGGTTTTGAAACTTTTACTGCTAATTTAAGCAACTCTGATACGACATATTATGCTTGTACTGATGGCACAGACTTTGAGGTTGGATTAGGAACATTCACATCTTCTGGAACCACACTTGCTAGAACAACTATTTTATCAAGTTCTAATTCTAATAATGAAGTCAATTGGTCTTCTGGAACTAGGACTGTATTCTGTACGTTACCAGCCGCTAAAACTGTTTTTTTAGATGCTAGTGGTAATATAGTTGCTGCAAATGGTAGTAATCTGACTGCATTAAATGCTTCTAATTTAGCTAGTGGCACTGTTCCAAATGCTAGACTAGACGCAGAACTACAAGCATTAGCTGGGTTAACATCAGCCGCAGATAAAGGAATACAATTTACTGGGTCTGGTAGTGCAGGCACTTATGATTTAACCTCTGCTGGTAAAGCATTGTTAGACGATGCAGATGCGTCTGCACAAAGATCAACATTAGGATTAGGCACAGCAGCTACACTTGCAGTGGGCATATCAAACACAAATGTGGCACAGTTTACCTCTGGTGTTGCAGACAATGACTTTTTAAGGATAGACGGAACTTCTGTTGAGGGTAGAAGTGCTTCTGAAGTGCTGTCTGATATAGGTGGTGTAACGGCAGCAGACGCATCTAATGATGCAACAGCTTTAGCAATAGCGTTAGGATGATAACATGGCAAATACTTTTAAATTATCAAGCAAAGCAGGAGTAACAAGTGCAGATGTAATCTATACAGTGGCTACTAGCACAACAACAATAATACTAGGTTTGATATTAGGAAATACAACAACAAGTCAAGTTACTGCAACTGTTACATTAACATCTGATACTGGTAGTAGAACAAACAATAATGACGAAGTAAATCAACCAGTAGAACTTATTACAAATGCACCTATTCCAGCAGGATCATCATTAGAACTTTT